GAATCGACTTACCAGTCGGGTCTCAGGCAAGGATGTAAAATTTACTACTGTAGTAATGCCCGTCCTTTGTTGGTAATACAGAAACCCAACCTCCCACCCTTACAATCCCCTATAGCTCAGTTGGTAGAGCAGGTGACTGTTAATCACCCTGTCCGTGGTTCGAGTCCACGTGGGGGAGTCTAAATACTAACGCAACTACGTTTATTTCCATGAGAATATTTCTTGATACAGCCGATACTGATCTTATAGCAAAGCATTATAATACTGGATTGATTGATGGTATAACTACAAATCCAACTTTAATAATGAAGAGTGGTAGAAATCCAGAAGATGTGTATCGTGAGTTGGCAGATAACGGACTTACTGATATTAGTATGGAAGTAGTCGGAGATCGTCAAGTGATGCTTGATGAAGGACGTAGACTTTCTAGAGATTTTGGAGATGTAGCAACTATAAAAGTACCTTGTACACCAGATGGACTTAGAGTTTGTAGAATGCTTAGTGCAGAAGGTATTAGAGTTAACGTAACACTTATATTCTCACCATCACAGGCAATTCTTGCTGCTAAAGCAGGTGCTAAGTATGTTTCACCATTTGTAGGAAGAGTTGATGACAATTCATTTGGTGGATTATGTCTTATAAAAGATATATCTAATGTTTTTAATAAACAGATGTGGTTTGATACTGAGATACTTGCTGCTTCTATTAGAAATGTAAGAGATGTAGGTAGAGCATTTGAGTATGGTGCTAACATATGTACATTACCACCTAAAGTATTTGAAGGAATGTATAATCACATTTTAACCGAGAAAGGTTTACAATTGTTTGATGAAGACTGGGCCCAAGTAACTGGGTCTAATATATAGAAATGAACACAAAAGATTTAAGGGAAGAACTTAACGAAGTTAAGGGGATGATTCAAGATGTTAACAATCAGGTGTCGGAATTGCGGGAAATTATTAGAAGGGCATTCAACTCAGACGAGAAGTTGCCAGTGTCCCAACATTACGAGCATCCGTGGTACACACATATCAGGAAAGGATCTCTCGATGATCGAGTTAGTGAACCAACCAAAGAATGAGTCATCAGGATTCACAGCAAAAGATCTTGAGTGGCAAGAACAACGCCGCAAGCGTAAAATACGTAAACTTGATTTCGAGGAACGATGATTAATCTTGATGAAAAATTTCACAACTACCTAGAGAAAGGTGGTAAAACTTTTAGAATTGATGGTGTTGAAGAGACTCTCAAGGGCTATGGATACCATTGTGATGGAAATGACATAGTTGGTTATTACGTAACGACAACTAACTATAAATTATATTATAATATGAATGAACAGTTTCTAAGAATGGAAGCTTTACAAGATGAGATGGTTAGAATCCATCAAACTGACAACAATGATGCGTCTTAATATGCCTGTATACAGAGACTACGAGATTAGAATTAATCTTAATGAACTAATCGAAAAGAGAATACCATGTTGTGATCTATTACATCCTGATCATTGCTTTTCAGCAGATCAGATATCACAGATAGCACACGACATTAACATGGACTTGGATTTACATCCAGTTTATCATCAGATTGATGAACATATTATGAGGTATGTTCAAGCTGCTGGTATTGACAACTCAGAACATTGGGTTGAAAAGAAACTACCTGATTTGAATGAATGAAGTATGGAAGGTATGGAAGTATGCACTGGGAAGTTTCTCGGATACTAAGACTTCAAGGTATGATAATCCAGTATGTGCTGTTCGCAGCATTATTTTCATTACTTATCTTGCTACTAATTGTTTTATTACTGCTGGCGTAATACGTCATTGGAATTCTATGAGTAAAATAGACACACAAGGGATGAGTGGCCCTGTTGATCCTAATTTCAAAGGTTCAGTTACACCACAAGAATTTAAACCTGCTATCATTAAACCTCGTAGGTTATTTACTGAGACTTATGCTAAGGAAATGAAGATCCTTATTAATGAAGTGTTGGATGAACGTGAACATAAGAAGAGAATGGAAGGTGCTTATGATAATGTGGAACCATTACCATCATCATACTTTGATACTGAAAACTTCAAACATAGTATTGATGAACCCGAACCAGAGTATAAAGATTGGTCTCAATGAGCAAACATAATTATAAAAATCCATCCAAAACTATAGACACCTCTAATGTAGAGTCTCAGAAGGTCACAGAAGAGGGTCAGAAGAAGTATTATGATGATCAAGGATGGGAGATAAGAGCTCCAATCAGCGATAGAGAATGTATATTTAAATGTTTGGATAATTGTCAAGATCTTGCAGGTCTTAATAAAAAACAAGTAATGAGGTTGATGGATGAATTTGTTGTTGAAAAAACTGATGAACAAATTAAGTCCGAATACCCACCATTATGATGATCAGTATGAATATCTTAAGAGGCAGTATTATCTGGCAACGCATATGGAATTAACAGACGAGAATGTAATTAGAGTATTAGAAGAACTTTTACCTTACATCGAAGCAGATGGTGGATGGTTAGAATATGTTGAAACAGACTATACAAAAGAAGGAAATTATGTTAAGGTGAGACTTGGTGGTGCATGTTCTACGTGTGCTATGAGTTCAATTACTTTAAAACAAGGTATTGAACGTAAACTTATGGAAGAAATTCCATCTATATCAGGAGTTATTCAGGTATTATGAAACTAACTGAAGATGTTATTCAGAAGATTGCTGAAGCAATGGAACATACTAAGAAGGATGGCAGTCTTAACTGGCAGGATGGAGATGAAATTGATGTTTGTCTTGCTGGTACATTCGCTGCTGATCGTTTTATTACTATAATCAATAGAACACGTAGTAATACAACAAAACAATGAAAGAGATACCAACTAAAGACTATATGGTTGATGGCTGGGACAGAGGCCCAAGAGGATCTCACCCATATAAAAGAGGCTCACTCCATAATAAAATAGGTATGACTATTATGTGGCTATTTTACGGTATTGTTATCATACAAATACTTCATGTAGTTACAGTGATACCATTTTTTCCAATTACATTTATGATGCTATTGGGACTTGGATATATATTTTATGTTGCATGGAGAGCTTCATGAGATTAGGTGTTATGTGTTCTGGTGAAGGAACTAACTTCGAGAATATAGTACACTCATGTCCTAAACATGAGATTGTACTTATGGTATACAATAAAAAGAAATGTAAGGCAAGAAAGAGGGCAGAAAGATTAAATATTAATTCTTGTTACAGTGTAGATGAAGATGATATCATTGCATTGTTTAATGCATATGAAGTAGATATGATTGTGATGGCAGGATGGATGAAAATAGTATCAAAGAAATTTATTGATGCATTTCCTGGCAGAATAATAAATTTACATCCTTCTTTATTGCCAAAGTATAAAGGATTAAATGCTATAGAACAAGCTATCAATGCAGGTGAAGAGGAGACAGGATGTAGTGTCCATTGGGTTACTGAAGAATTAGATTCTGGAAAAGTAATAAGACAACAGACTGTTCCTATTTTGCCTGGCGATAATGTTAAGACAGTTACAAGAGCGGTACAACAATGTGAACATCATTTATTGCCTTTGGTTATTAATGCTATGTAAGCCACTTGACAAACGCTTCAGGTCGTGTTATCATAACCTCAACTGTCACATATGGAATGTGCCAGTTGTATAAATACTTAACATACAAAGGACTCGAAAGAATCGTAACCCTGTGTAGATGTTAAAAAGATGCCCATGTCGGGGCTATCTATCATCCGCAGGGTTTTCCCTTGCGAGACACTTAAAAAACAATCATGTCTATCAAATCAACAATCGCAGCTGTAGCTGCATCTCCATTCCTTCTCGCTGGTGCTGCTTTTGCTGGCCCTTACGTGAATGTTGAGAGCAACATCTCTTACCCTGATGGAGACTACTCTGGAGCAACAACCGATCTTCATATCGGATACGAAGGTGCTCTTAGTGAGTCTGCTGACTTCTACGTACAGGGTGGCCCTTCATTCGTCGCTGTAGACGGAACCGACGGTTCTGAAGGTGAGTTCTCAGGTAAGGTTGGTGTTAGCGTTGCTGCTACCGATGCAATCGGAGTATACGGCGAACTTTCTGGAATCACTGGTGAAGATTCATCTAACGATGACATCGTAAACTGGGGTGCTAAGTTAGGTGCTAAGTTCACATTCTGATCTCTAATCAGATAACTCAAAGAGGCCCTCTACATAGTAGAGGGTCTTTTTTTATGCTATGAAAAAAACAGGCGATTTATTAATACATCCATTGTGGGTGTTTCCAATGTTCTTATTAGTGTTCGTTGCTTTTATAGAATCACTTCACACTACAGCACATCTTCATGGGGAGATTGATGTACATGGATTATGTAAGAATAATAAAGAATATATTGAGAGTAAAGAAGATGATTATTACTAGTCTTTATGGCTCATATAAGGGGTGTTTATAATTGTTCGGAGATCCGAATGTAAAGTTATTTGACAAAAATTAAACTTTCCTATATAATTATGTAACGTTTCTTAATGAACGAATGACAACTTCAAGTAACAGCATGAAACGCTACACTACTACTGAGTATGGTAAGCAAAACATTTTTGCTCACGAACCTCAAGTAGAAGTGCTAGATGTTAATTATTGGCAGAACGCAGAACAACTCAATGGTCGCATGGCGATGATTGGTTTCTTTGCAGCAATCCATAACTACATCTTATTTGGCGCAGTTATGCCAGGCATCTTTTAATTTAAAAGGTCTTTACACCACTCGCACAGCGAGTTACTTTTAACCCTCAATCCAAAAAGGAGAAAAACAATGACACCAGAAGCAGAAAAGTTTAATGGCTGGATGGCCATGATTGGAATAGTAGCAGCACTAGGTGCTTACTCATTAACAGGTCAAATCATCCCAGGCATATTCTAATGGAAAATACTAACATAGCAATTTGGAATAGAGCCAACGGTAGGTTTGCAATGGTTGCCTTTTGGGCAGTCGTAGGTGCATATACTCATTTCAAATACTTTACATAACTAAATAATATTTTAAAAGGAACACAATCCAATGAGCGACTTATCAGCCGCCCAAGATACAATTTCACCACTAGTAGCAGTCCTCTGGGTTTTCTATCCCATGGCTGCTTTAGTATTGGTTGAACTTATTTTAAGAGCAATCAATGATGACGA